GGGCTCCCTAAGGGAGCCCCCTGTGCTTCGGTACAGCACCCGCTACCTAAACCGTAAGGCAAGGTAGCGTCCTCCTGAGGCTAGCGTTGCTAACCTCAGGTTCCGTCAAACCCAAGGAACACTATGGCACCTAGGACTAAGTATATTCAGTATCGGAGTACTCCAGGACATTTCTGGAATTCTTTTGGCACTGACTACACCGACTCCTATCTCGCTAACGGAGCAGAGGAACTACTTGTCTCTGAGGGTCACCCATATTCAAAATTGGGTGAAACCAACGATGACATTGGTGGGAATTTCTTTTGCATCAAACGTAACTACGCGGAGTCTATTAATCCTTCGCGTCTTTACGGAGATGTATATGATTACCCACCGGGTAACTGGTACCATTACGATGGTCCCCAGTATGCCCGCCTCGCGACGGTTTCGCTTCTTGATTACCAATTGCCCCCGTACTCATTGCCAAATGTTTTGGCTGCGTACGGGACAACTGCAATTGCAAGATGCATTCCGACGAATCCGTTAGCTGGATTAACCGTTGCACTCGGCGAACTTCGGTCAGAAGGAATTCCGACCGTCGTTGGCGCTGGCCTTTTGAAAGATAGGACTCGTGTCGCGCGTAATGCGGGATCCGAGTATCTTAACTATCAATTTGGCTGGTTGCCTTTGCTGAGTGATATCCGGAGTATTGCTGACTCTGTTACCAATTCTAAAGAGTTGGAGGCAGAATACGTCAGAAACTCCGGGAAGCGGTTAAAGCGCCGTTACAGCTTTCCAGTAGAAGAATCGGTTGAGACGGTTGAAGTGGCGAACAGCTTTGCTGCCCTCCCTAAACCAAACCTCATCCTTTCCCAATACTTGAGCTGTGATCCACGCGTCAACAGAACTCGGACCATTCGGACCGAGCGATGGTTTTCCGGGTGCTTCACGTACTATCTCCCGCCTAACGACGGGTTAGCACGTAGTGCCGCTGTAGCTAATAAGCTATATGGCACGAGGCTTACGCCTGAGACACTTTGGAATCTGACTCCGTGGACGTGGGCCGCTGACTGGATCGGAAACTTTGGGGACGTTGTCCACAATGTTTCTGCATTTATGTCAGACGGCTTGGTGATGCCTTATGGTTATATCATGGAGCAATCCACGATCACTGACCAATACATTTCCACTGGTACCAGGTACAAATCGTATCCTGGAGAAGACCCTTGGGAATGTAGCCAAACCTTTACCACTGTGGTAAAGCAACGGCAAAGAGCAACACCCTATGGGTTTGGACTAGACTTTGCGGATTTTACGCAGAGACAATGGTCCATTCTTGCTGCCCTGGGACTTTCCCGGGGTGGCGGCAAGGCTGGTCACTGACGGAGTGGCTTGTCCTTAGTGCCTGTGACACAATTCCGTGTTGCAGGAATCAGACACAGAGGTACATAGCCATGACAATTGCAGATCCGCAAGCCATCGTTATCAACGCTGTCACCAAGAATCTAGTTCGTCTTGGTGGCAGTGATACGACTTCGTCGTATCGCCTTGATGACGGTACTGACGTTTGGGGCCTTGAAGTTTCTCATGCGTCCACTCGTGGGCGCGTTCGACATCTTCTTAAGGTCACAGACGCCATGATTGCGGCGGATGTATACCAGCCCGACATTAACACCATCTCTAAGATGAGTGCGCATGTCGTTCTGGATGTACCCGTTGTTGGTTTCACAGCAGCGCAGCAGTCCTACTTGTTCATCGCGTTGGCCGACAAGCTTCGAGCAGATGGTGATCTGCTCATTAGCAAGTTGATCAACGGGGAAACTTGAGGGCTGCCTAGCTGCCTACGGAACCAGCAAACCTGTGCCATGGCAATGGACTCTTGAGCCCCTTATGTCTGGAGCCAAGATGAAAAGCCATATGGTACTTCTGCGTGTGGTCCTCAATGAAATGGGGACCAGATGCTGCACCAGCACCATCTTCGATCTCAAAAAGATCGAAGAACGTGTCAAACACGAAGGGTTATCATTTCTGACGATAACCTTACCTCGCTTCTGTTCGGACTTCCAAAAAAGTCTTGACAGGGGCTCGGTAGACTCATCTGATTTCGCAGGTTTTGCGAGGTCAGGAGGTCTCCCCCGATTTCTCGGAGGTTTCCTCAGTCGTGTGTTTGATACCAAGAGTGGTGTCCTACTCAAGGAGCCTTGCATTGATTCTATCCAAGCTATACGGCAGATTTGTCTGCTCTTTAGCAAGGTTAACCTCCCTTGCAGCGATGCAAGGGTGGAGAGTTCTTTGCGAGGCTTCATTGAGACTGAAAGGATTGTCCGGGAGAGTGACCAAAGTTTGGAGTTTCAAGAAATTCTTGAATTCCGCGCAATGGCTGCTCTTCTTTGGGGTTCTGTGTTTTCCTCTGTGGATATTTCTATCTACGAAGGATCTACGGTCCCCAAACATGGACCCGGTGCAACAGCCGACCGACTTTCTGGAAACGGAAAGTATCGGCAGGTTTGCTGGACCGAGCGACTCGAAGAGAGTTTTCCATTTTTGGAAAATCTCTTTCCGAACCTCCGTCACTATGATTATAGTGACGATTCCTGCGTGACAATCCTTACCCCGGCTCAGGAAGTACCTGTGAAGGTAATTACTGTGCCTAAGACGCTGAAAGCACCAAGAATCATCGCCGTTGAGCCCACCTGCATGCAATACGTGCAGCAGGGTATCGCGGAGGCGATAATTGGATCTATCCAAAGGGATGACTTCCTTCGGCAGATCATCGGATTCGATGACCAAATCCCTAATCAGGAGATGGCATTGACAGGTTCCCTTAATGGGGCCCTGGCTACACTCGATTTGAGTGAAGCATCTGATCGTGTTTCCAATCAGCATGTACGGTACTTAACAGGTTACTGGCGCCATCTTCACGATGGTATCCAGGCCTGTAGGTCCCGAAAGGCTGATATACCTGGTAAAGGCGTTTTTCGCCTTGCCAAGTTTGCGTCCATGGGTTCTGCTCTAACTTTCCCAATTGAGGCGATGGTCTTTGTGACTATCGTCTTTCTTGCGATCCAGGAAGAGCATAGGACTCCACTTTCCCGTCGTGATCTTTGTGATTACGTCGGGAGGGTGCGCGTCTACGGGGACGATATGATTGTCCCTGTAGATATGGTGGAAGCCGTTGTCCGGAAACTTTGTACTTTTGGGTACAAAGTTAATTCGGAGAAGTCTTTCTGGACTGGAAAGTTCAGAGAGTCTTGCGGTAAGGAATATTACGATGGCCATGACGTTTCAGTTGTCAAGGTCAGAGAACTACTCCCTACCCAACGGCAGCACGTGATGGAACTTATCTCAACGGTATCTCTCAGAAACCAGATGTATTTTGCTGGTAACTGGGAGACCGCGAGACACTTGGATAGTGTGCTGGAAGGGTTAATCCCCTTTCCCACAGTCCATCC